CTTCTCTGTGACTGCTGCTCCTTTTGTTTCAAAATCTATTGCTACACCTGCCATAATACTTCTCCTTCAAAATAAAGCCCACCTGGGTAGGTGGGCATGTGACGGTCATTAGTTAGACCTTACGATTGTTCCACGAGACTTCAAGCCTTCTTGTGCTAACACCGTCTTTTCAATAAAATATTTTGGAGCTTGTTGAGAAGAGCCCTTATTTAAAAACTCAATATGGTCAACATTATTTATAATAGTATCTTTATCTCTTATCCAACCTTCACGCGCCTCTCCAGTATCAACCGGTGTATTAGCCTTAAGGTCAGTTATAGTCTTAGCAAAGATATCATCTTTTATTTTCTTACTAGCATTTTCAAACTCTTTTCTTATGTCGCCTTTAATTCTTATCATAAGTCAAGCTTATCTCCTCCAGTAGCTGTTAACATGTTCTGAAATAAGACAGAGTGCTTAAGCGACATTACGTCAGTTTGTCCAGGCTCAAGATTTGAATTGCTGCCTTCATAGATTGCTTTTAAAGATGCAAACAACCTAGCTGGCTTCTCTTTGACACCTTGCGCTTGAAGTAGCTTACTAGCCCTATCATCTGCTCTCCATTCATAAGGTCTTCTGTCAAGATAGTTATACCAACCTAAGAGTTCTTCATACGGCATCTCAACAAGTTTATATACAGGTGTATGGAGAAAGAGAGCTATCTCATATATAGACATCTCTTCGTCTGTCAATATTACTTTCCCGTATCTGCGCCCACACCTGAGAATTTCATAATATCGTTGGCGATATTAGACAATTCGTCCATAGGGAACTCTTGAAAATCCTCATCAGTCAACTCAGATGCACCTTCAACGGCTGCACGGATGACTGTGCGGATAATCTCAAGACCTGCCATATCATCGACGTCGTCAGGAGAGATACCCAGCTCTGCAGCTTCCTCAGCGGCTTTAATAGCAGCCTTGGCATCCTTATCTACTCGCTTTGCAAGTGCTTGAACCTCAGTGACATTGGCTACGGAAAGCTTGGATATCACAATATCCTCACCCATGAATTTTACTTTCTTGGTGATACGCTTACCTACGAGACTTTTAATTCCAGACATGTTAAATTCCTTTGATTTGAATGGTGGCATTACTGCCCTCTTTATTAGTATTTGCTGCTTGAAAGTCATCTATTTGCTTTCTCATTTGATGTAGGCACGAAAGAGTCATAAAGATCTCTTCACCTTTTGCTTGATCTCCTTGAAACTCTGGGAGTCTCTCAAAGGTCTTTCTAATACTCACATCAATACTCTTTCTCATATGCTTTGCAGTTATATGCAAAACGTAACCCATGCTAAACGGTTTAATCTCTTGTTCCATAATGGACCTTATTTAATAGGCCACTCCGTTTAAAGAGTGGCCTATGTTATTAGATAGTGTAAGCCCCGTAAAAAGAAGACTGAATTGTGATAGTGATAGTTGCAGTGTTAGCGTCAGTTAGTTGAGGATTAACCTGAAGAGCTTCAAGTTTACCAACCCAGTACCACTGGCTGTTTTGAACAGTACCAATACCAAGCGCATCAGAGGCAAAAGCAGTGGCTCCAGCACCAGTAGGTTTAGCATTCAACAATGCAAATCGGAATACATGCTGCTTACCGTCACCGACCATACTACCGAGGATATTAGTGGCTTCTTTAGCCCAGTCAGATGCAACAAAGTTAAGGGTAATTTCCATAGAAGGTGCATCTGCCTGTCCCTGAATCTGCTGAGAGGTTGCAGAGCCATAGACTGGTACGTTAACAACGTTAGGCGGAGTACCCATTGCAGGGAACTCACGGACGTTCTTAATGCGAACAAAAGTACCAGCTGCTTTAGTACCACCTACAGTTTCAATTTCTGTTTCAAAAAGTGCTTGAAATTCAACATCAGTGTCCAAGGTATTAAAATTGGGAGGTGTAGCAGGTGTAGCAACAGCGAGGTCAGAATACATACCTGCGCCGATAGAAGTAATATGTGCCATTTTTAAAATACTCCAAAGTAGTTAAACGGGATTGTATAAGTAGATCTAAACAAAGTAGTATCAGTTTTATCAATACCATCATGTGAGAGTGTACTGTCAACGAATTGCGTAGTACCTCCTGATGTAGTATTGAGCGATTTACCTTGTAAGAAATCATCAAGTTTGTCTGCTATGACGGAAGCTCTGTTCGGACCCTTCCCTGCAGTTGTAAATATATCTATAATTAATACACCAGACGTAGACTTAAAGTTTATCCCAAAGCTGCTAGTGATTATATTTATTCTTATAAATTCAGTGCTATTTTCGTTTATAAAGTTAGCTGGTGTAGTCTTGATACTCTCTAAGACCCACGCCGCACTTCCAAATATTGAAAATATGTCTGCTTCTACATTGCTATATTTTCCCACATCAACCCTCCTTTACAACTTCGAGGATCAACACTGTACCATTATTTTCAATAGGCACACCGAGTTTCCATACAACACCATCATCCAGTATGCTGTCATAAAGTCCTGCATCACCAATCTCTTGTTGTAGTAACATTATTTTCCGTTTAGTGGTATTGGTGTTCTTATCAGACTTCTTGGCAGCTAACCAGACTACTTTTGCTGTAATACTCTTAGTTGTTTCAGTTGTAGTTGATGCAGTTAAAAAGCTAAACTCATTTCCAGTCTTTTTAATGAAGGTAACTTCTTTAGCTAGATCTTTTAACTGCTTAAAAGCCTTAATACAAGCCTTATCAATTAGCGACTGGTATCCCATTAATTAGCCCTCCACCAAGTTTGCATACCTTGATTTATTAAGAGAGGTTTAAGAATACGCCTTATAGCATTTGGCATCTTAGGCGCATCCTTCATATTAAATAACTTAATAGAATCAATAGCTAACCCACTAATACTGGAAGAATTCTCCATAGCATCCGGGTTGTCTAGCAAATGTAGAGCCAATTCCATTGTAGCCTTTTTGACTCTCAATGGTGTAGGGTTTAATGCTACACCATATCCGAGACGTGGGTCAAAGTATAGACCCGTACGTGGAAAGGCAAGACTCTGTGATTCACTAACAGCAACACTACACCAAGGCATTTCCTCAAGAGCAGATGTTGCTGATACTAGAGCTTGTCCTTTGACAGTATTGCTGGCTGTTCTCCAGGTCTCAGCGTCTAATCTGTCTTCAAAATAGGCATCACCTTCAGCAACATCTACATGAGAGTTAACACCTTTAACGAGTGCCATTAGTTACCTCTTATGAGTGAAAGATTGGCAAGATTCCGAGAGACAATGCAGATTGAGCCTTACGTGCCCAAGTACCGGTAACATCGGCAAGGAGATCAGTCGTGCCAGTGAAAGCAGTAGGAGTACCTGCCTCAACCGCGTAACGATACTCAGCATCACTTGGGAACTTAGCATCACTGCCGATCCAATTGTACCCAACAGGAGCGAGTACATAACCCCAACGATACCAGACAGTAGAGGTACCACCACCCATATAGGCAGATGCATCTCTTTCAATCTCAGTTGGCATAGGGACTTTCAAAGGCTTCATTGCGAGAGCACCAGGGAGAACGATAAAAGAAGTCTTAGTACCAACGATATCAACACCAGCACCAGTATTCAATTTGGTGAGTTCTGCAGTAGAGAAACCCTGGGAAGCACGAGTTTGTACCAGTCTGAACTTACCACCAAAAATAGTGCTAAATTCTACATTACCGTCACTTACTTTCTCTTGATCAACCAGGTTAGCCGAACGGAGAGATGCAACAGTCTCAGGAGACACGATAAGGTATGCATATTCGGGCTCGTAGTCTTTGAAAGCTTTACCAAATGCATTCAAGAAACCTTCAGCACGAGCAGCACCCTGTGAAGTTGTGGTAGCTGCAATAACGTTCTTAGCTGCACCAAGGTCTACATAGAAACCATATTTCTTGTCAGTAGGATCATTATCAAAAGTCTGTCCACCAAGACCAGCTGCACCAGAACCTGCACCGGCACCCATAATAGCTTCAGAGAGAGCAACGCCCTTCAGAACTGCAAGGATACCATTATGCTCATCTTGACCACGGGTTTCAGCGAAGTCACGACCTACTTTAGCGAGTCCGTCTTCTTGAGTTACAACCTGCTGCATGTTTACTTTAGTGGCACCATGCGTACGGACAGTCTTGATATAGGTCAAGAAGTCTTGTGCAGTAGTTGTGGTAGAACCGTCTGTTGCATCAGTAAGCGATGCAACGTTGATGACTGGGTTCAGCGGCTTGTACCATCTTACTTGACCGATAAAGGTCTCAGTAGATGTATCGATATTAGGGTTCTCACCTACAATTCCAGTACCAGAGAGCTTCTTGGCATTTGTGTAGGCTTCATCACTATATGCGGAGATCGCCGATTGGAGAACATAATTTGTTGCTCCAGCGAGATCAGTTTTAACTGCCATTTCAATAGTTCCTTTTGATTATTACCGAGAAGGTAATTTACCCTCTGCGGCTAGTTTAAGCACATCTGCTTGTGACATCTCGAACAAAGATTTTGGTTGTGACTTGAAATCACCATCCTTTACTTTGCTTCCGCCACCACCAGAATTAAGCTTTTGTTTGAATAGAAATTCATTACTTTCTGTTTCAGCAAACGTCTTGACAAAGTCATTAATAGACACACCTGATTTGTGAACCCACTCACCTCGTTCATCTCTGACTAGTTGGTCTACAATCTCAACTGTTGCCATCTTCATGGCGCGTTCGTTACGAAAATCAAGAGTTGACAAAGCGCCTTTCAATGTAATATCACGAGTTAACTCAATATTTTTCTTTTCTAGTGCTTCTCTCTTTTCTCTTTCGTTCTTAAGTTCGATATCAAAAGCTTCCTTATGCTTTCCTTCTTCCTTAAGACGCTCTAACTCAGCTTCTCTTCTTTTCTGCTCAATTTCTTCAAGCTTGGCCTTCGCTTCATCTCTTTGAGCATAAGCTTTGTCTAGATTTTGTTTAATTGGCTTAAGAGCCTCATCGATACCAGCCTGTATCTGCTTCTTAATGAGGTCTTCTTGTGAGAGTTCCTCATCTTTACTAGCTGTACCATTCTCTTTTTTCAATTTCTCTTCATCAACTTCAATTTCTTCTTTTGTTGCCATTTTTAAAATCCTTTGAGTACAACTCAATGTTTAAAGAATGAATACAATCCATTCAAATTGTAATAGAGAATATCTCTCCATTTGGTTTCCTATCTATAACTAAATCCTTAGGGTTAATTTAACAGGTTTTGACTACCCCACGCCGTACCATCCGTAGTCATCCTCGAAGCCCTCCGGCAGTACCTTCAGAATGTCCTCTTTTGTGAGTATATCTGAGATACCGATTACCTTGCCGCCTATTACAGAACGACCAGGTACTGGTATTAAGCCTGTATCTATTGCTTCATTTAAATACTTGAGATAAAGCTCTTCTGGAAAACCTCTAGATAACATCTCATCTAACGTTTTCTTGATCGTATTACTCTCTAGTGTACTAGCCATTAGTTCTCTGAGAGCTTTTCTGGCTTTTAGCATATGAGCAGCATTCGCAACAAAGGCATCATGTACTGAAGATGTCTGGATATTATTTTGCTTACCCCAAATATGAAAGTTCTTTACCAAAGTTGCGTCATTACTATGGTTTGCATTAACACCTAATGCGGTTCTAGCTCTAGTTGCGTCTGCAATATCATTCACTTTACCAGAAGTATTAGCTATCTGATCCCACCAACTCATCTCAGTCTTTTGTGGAACTTGTAGAATATTTGTTGTCCAGTTTCCAAACTTATCTTTATATACTAGTTTTTGTTCAAATACTTGGGTAAAGTTCTGCTCTATTACCTTACCATCAAAATTAACTGTTGGTACATTCGTCCAAGACTTCGGTAGCTTATTAGCAGTGAATACTTCAAGCTCGAAGACTTTGACCTTTTTACCTAGTGCTAATTTCTTAAGGTTTATATCAGGAGCTTTGATACCCACACTAAAGTATTTACCACCTGTCCTTCTCGTGTCTGGTGCTTCAATGCCATTAATTATTTCATCTAAAGTGGCCCCTGGTTTCCACCAACCAAATCTTCTAAGGAATTTCTCTGATACAGGCTCACCTGGTCTTATTCCGAATATCTGACTCACAGAATCAGGTAACACATAACCTTTTTTCTTAGTGCCTCTTATCTCCGTCTTTATTATAGATTTCCAATCAAATGATGCTTGACTCGGCTTAGCATGCTTGAGATAATCTTCACCAAGTCTACCATAGAACCTTGTGAAAGTCTTAAGTATAGGTACCTCTTCAGCCATGTACCCACCTAAAATATTAGCTACTTCTTTAAAGTCTGCTGGAGTTACTGTTCTACTGTAACTACCAGTCAGCTTCTGAAGCATCTGCTTAGTTGGATCATCAAGAAAGTATAGTGCTTCTAGCATCTCATCGCCTGGGCTGAGACCTTTATCAAATACATCCTTTACATCTTTCCTCAGTGCTCTTAATCTCTCTGCTGTATCTGGGTCCCACTTTTCGTATCTAGCTATCCTAGCTGAGATATCACTGAGTACGGTGTCTCTATCAGTTGTGCTTATGATTAGTACATCGTCTTGTTTACCTAAAGCTTTAGCAAGATTCTTCTCTACTTGTAATATACCTGTTCGCTGTCCAGCACCATATAACGAAACCATGGTTTGATACTTACTGGCCTTTCTGAGATCCTTCTCTGTAATTCCTAACCGCTCATTGATTTTAATAAACTTAGGATCATTGAAGCACATTGCAGCGAGTTCATCGTAAAGTCTTTTCTTCTGATGAGTTGGTACAACATTGCTCAACTGTGCTAATTGTTTGTTTTGAGTTGATAGTGCAATTATTTGAGCTCCACTTGCAGAAGCGTCTTGTTCAAGAGCTATGTGTATCTTGTAATCTTTAAATCTTTCTAAGGAGCGTCTGGTATAGTCACCACCAAGAAATTCATCCATCTTAGCTAGCTCTAATGAGAATCTTAAGAACTTACCCTGCTCCTCACCATCTATGTGTGTAAGAATATCACTTTCAAGGATAGCTCTAATATCATTAGGCTTGCCTCTCCTCATGTGATTTCCTATCTTAATCATTTCAGGTCTGAATCTCTTAGCTATTGCTTGTCTGCCTGTTATAGTTAATCCGCTATAATTACCCTCAAAATAATCCTCCAAACCACCAAGAAAGGAACCTATCTGATCTTGAAAGTCAAGAAACTCTAATCTACTGAAGTTCTCCGGTTTAGCTGTATTTAAGTATGGTCTAAAAGTTTCCCCTGATTGTGGACCGATCAATCCACGCTCATACACACGAGCTCTATGATCTATGAAGGCGTGATTACTAAAAGCCTTATCATCTTTTCTAAGCCATTCCATTGCTTTCATTCGTTCATAAGTGTCTCCACGCCCCATCATATATTTACGATACTCATTCAAAGAGTTGAAATGGGCTGCTCTACCTCTGTCATCTTCAAAGTAGAGTAACTTCCTTACGAAGTCATGAAATTCACTATCAATCTTATATTGAGCACTAGATGTCCAGTTGAGAGCGTCGGCTAGATCCTTATCAACAAATTCCACAGGAAAGTCACTGAAGCTAGATGTTGAGGTTATAGGGATTCTAGTGTCCTTATAAATACCATGTTGTTTCACAAAATAGGTCTTATAGCCTTCCCTTACGTACAGTCTATTCTCGGGTCTAGTGACACCCACTCGAAGACCTGTCTCTACCTTACGAGTCAATTGAGCAAACTCTTGTAATCTTGGATCTGTAACTCTTATGTTGTAAGACAAAGTATCATAATAAGGTCCCGTTTATGTTCAATAGTGGTCGTTAATCACTATCAGTTGCTGTCAAGCATTTTGAGTTTTAATAATTTTTCCAGGTAGTTCCTTTTATGATACCACCTATAGTTGCGCTATGTACGCCAAACATTTCTCCAATTTCTTTCTTCGACCTACCAAACTTATATGCAGCTCTGATCTTTGGTATATCTTCTCCACAGAGTTTTTTACCGACGCCTCTTCCAAAAGGACTTTTTCTTTCAAAAGTAAGCTCTGGTAAAACTCTCTTCCAAGAGATACCTCGGCGAATATTGCTTATAGTCGAGTTGTTTACACCAAATAACTCGCCAATTTCAGTATCACCTAATTTGTACTCTACAAAGAGCGTCTTTATTTTAGCGACATCTTCATCACACAGTACCGCTGTATGCACTTTGGCGCCCTCAGTCATGAGTCCGCTAGCAAACGCATGTCGGTTGTTATCACCAAATGACATCCACTCAAGATTAGAGGCGCGGTTATCGGTCTTTATACCATTCTTATGGTTTACAGTTTCTTCCTTAGTAGGTTCTCTTAGGAAGAGTTTAGCCACCATACGGTGGACTTTCAAGGTCTTTCCATAGATTGTAACCATCAAGTAGCCATAGCCATCTTCAAATTGCTTCAATATCAGATTGTTACGCTTAGATAATACTTGACCTTGTGAACTTACCGAATAGTTGGTATCATAATCTTTCCAAATTTCTTCCATTTATTTCTCCAATGTGTGCTTGACAGCACTTCTGCAATTTCGTTTCCTTATATGCAGACCAGATCATATCATCATCCCTAAGGATGTTGCGCGCTTCGAACTCACTTGAGCCCTATAGACTTCATCTTCTGTTCTAGAAGGTATGTCCTGATCGTTGAACCTTCAAACCTATCCCTAGGTAAGCTTGGCTGCTGATTGTCCTTTAACGTAAGGAGTTTCCAGCAATTCACGCAATTATTCGATATACATTACTGTATAAAGCTTCTATTTACTAAAAGTAACTACCACTCATCTTACTCTTCATTCTTCGCTTCTGAACACCATAAGTCTCCACTTCAAAGAATTTCCTAGTATGATCAGTCTCTATTATAGATAAGCCTAGATCGTACCATTTCTTTCTATCACCATTGAGATTACCTAAAGTGTATAGGTCCCTACCTAGAGCCACCGCAAAAGCATCTCTGTCAGGTGTATCAGCGAGAGCAAGCCTATGAGCAAACCTTGTATAAAATTGCTGTAATGTCCCTTCATCAAGCCTTTTCCATAGTACTGGATTGTGCTTTAAGATCGTAGTATCAATAGCACCTTTGACTTCTTTATAAGCTTTTGGAGTTACAAACTCTTGAAATCTACCCAAAATAGTAGGCATTCCTCTTAACTCAAGGGCAATCTGTGGTGCTATAGTATCTTCCCATTTGTTCTTTCTAAAGATATTATCTATGAAGTTATCATGCAGGTCATCAAGTTGAACACCACCCAAAACAGGATCAATATAATTGTCTTGTAATAATTTCTTAAGAACATTACTGTCTTTACGTATCGCTGTTTCTATCTCATCTGAAATATTCATCACATCAAACTTCATCTGAGCAGTGCTTACAGCTTTAAAATTAGCCCAAGGTTCTGGATTTCTTCTATACCTAGCGAATATTTGTCTAAGATTGTCAGTTACAACTGCTCTCTCATTAATACTCATCTGTTCGGATAGACTCTCAACAAACTTCTCAATAAAGATCTTATCATCATCCAGAAGATCCTTACTCTCTTGCATTAGGCGTCTACTATTACTTAATACATAAGGGTTTGGTGCATACCTTCTGACATCTTCATAAGTACCTGTGATTGGGTTAAACTTAAGCTGATCTTCAGTAGGTGGCTTAGTTAGAACCCTTTGCCTAGTAGCCCTTTTCGTGTGAAGTAAGGTTCCTCTATAGTTCGTGTAAGAGAGAATACCATCGAGTTCTCCTGCCTGTAATAGATAGTAATCCTTAAGAGTATTCCTCAGCTTAACATCAGATATGAAATCTTCAGGTGTAGATGCATACAGCCTCATGGCATCTAGTTTCTCTTTAGCAGTAGCAAATCTTAAAGTATCTGCTGGAAGTATTGGAGTTGTCAGTTTCCTGAGGTCTCGAATACCCACCATATTACCCTCATCATTAGTGAACTTCTTTATCTCAAGTTGTTGTGATCTGAAGAGCTCTAATTTCTGATAGTCACCAAGATGCTTCAGTTGAATAGCTGTTGGTTGTCTCCTTAGCCATGAATCATAGGACTCTTTAAGAGGGGTCATCCCATCGTAATACTTCTTTTGTTCAGGTGTAAGGTCTCTGAGATTTCTTCTTCTTATTTCAGAGACACCTTCTAAATTGGACATATCTTCCCATGACTTAAACACAGGAGTTGTTGTACTTCTACAACGGTAGTGTGAGGGCGGCAGATGACTATAATCACCAACAGGGTATATCTGTCCATCTCTGTGTCTACATATTGGGGTAGTTCTTGAATCCAGGACAGCTATATACTGCCAACCTTTTATTGCTTTACTATTTGCTTCATATACAGCCTGATCTGCTTGTGCATTTATCGAGGTAATAGATGTAACAACTAGAGACTTTGACTGATTCATAGTGATTTTATGAATATTACCCTTCCTAACCATAAGTGCAATTTCATTTACAGTCTTACCGTTAGCTACTCCGTTTCTTATCAAAGCCTCTATGCGTTTCCTCTCACCAATACCTATGTTTGACCAACCTTCTAGTAAAGTTCTATCAGCTATCAGAGGTTTATTAAGTACAATATTCTCAGCAACCCTTCTTACAGGTTTTTGTGTTCTCCAGATCTTACCTACATGGTTCTCTAAGTTTTGATATGACCAAGAGATCTGATCTTTCGCAAGTGTGATTAAAGAAGTGCTGGTCTCTCTACTTATTTTCCTAAAAGAATCAGCTATTTCTTTATCTAATTTCTTCTTCAATTCACCTAACTTGGAAAGATCAGCATTCTCTATTAACTTGTTCACCCGAGAAGTATGTCCATTTATAGCTAATTCTACCTTTTTATTGACACGGCGCTCATGTAGCCGCACCATTGCTGCTCTATGCACCGTATTATCTAAGATTTCAGTATTTGCATTAGCTTTCATTCATTACTCCTTGACTTCTCTTAAGTAGTCCTTGGCTTCAGTATCATTCTTAGCTTGCAGTAACTCATCACCATTAATCTCTTCTTGTCCATCTACATCATCGTAGTCGGGACTAAGGATATCGTTATTCTTGAGTATAATAAGCCATACACTCCTTGGGATGAGACCGCCTTCATACCATTCTGTGGCTAGTCTCAACCAATCATGACCGAGAGGGCTCGGATTAAAATCAGCAGAGAGACTAAAATCTATCTCCTGTGGCTTCAGCTGAATCCCATATCGCCACTCTAGCATGAAGGCTATGATCTGTCTCAAAGTGCTACTGATTTTACTATTCAGTGTACCGAGCTGAGCTGTCTGAGCTGCATTTCTTAACTGCAGGGCCACTCCTGACTGTTCTGTTTCAGGGGTTAGCATCCTGATACCCAGCTTCGCCAATTCTTCAATACTAGCAGCAATAGTCCTATCCATATCTGCCAGAGCATCTGTGGGTGTAGCGAGGCATGTAGCGGTATCTCCCTGGTTAATCTGTATCCATGAACCAAGACCTGCATCAACTATTCTGTTGAAATCGTCCTCCTGCATATCTGATGCAATGACAGGTGTGTATGTGGCTGCACCATAGAGAAGATGATTCCTTCTACTAATCTTGTT